CAAGAACCTGTAATTGCAGGTTCACTTATACCGAGCTTGCTAAGCACTTGGGAGTGAGCTTCGACACAGCAAAAAAACTGCTTCAAAAACTGTCTATGGGCCGTCACGTTATCAAAGACGGTGTGATGGGCACCAACGGCGCTAAAGACGCATTCAGGGGAAAGAAAGCATGATTCTAAAGCCACACAAGGCCTGCGACGTAGACCTGTCAAAGCTTGACCGCGTAATGTGGGTTATGCCAAAAATCGACGGCGTACGGGCACTGCATTTCAATGGTGCCTTCCAGTCTCGTACTTTGAAGCCGTTCCCTAACACGCATCTTATGGCGTTTGACTGGCATCTGCTGGCCGGGCTAGACGGCGAGTTGGTGAAAGGCTCTCCGACGTCCGGTTTCTCTTGTCGTGATACCACCTCCGGCACAAGCACCATCAACGGGCCGCGTGCTCAGGACTTTACTTGGCACATCTTTGACTACGTAGACCCCAAAGAGCTTAGCGCTCCGTACGCGGTACGCTACGAGCTTGCCCGGCAACGAGTCAGCATGCTCAGTGGCGTGGTAGACTTTGGGCTGGAAATTGTGCCTTACGAAATCGCAACAAGTATTGAGGACATTCTGCGGATCCACGCCAAGTACGTAGACCAGGGCTACGAAGGCTCTATTCTGCGAAATCCGCAAGGTAGGTATAAGTCTGGTAGAGCCACGGTATCTGAGGGCGCCTTTCTTAGGTTGAAGGACTTTATTGAGGAAGAGGCTCGAGTGCTTGAAGTTATTGAGGGCGAGACCAATAATAACATAGCTACGATCAACAAGCTGGGTTACACCGAGCGATCTTCGCACAAAGCCAACAAAGTTGGCAACGGCATGGTGGGCAGCCTACGTTGTATTGATCTTAAGACAAACCAGGAAATCACAGTCTCCGCAGGCCGCCTCATGCACGACGAGCGTAAGTACTTCTTTGAAAACCCTAGCCAAATTATGGGCAAGGTCATTAAATACAGGACAATGGCCTACGGTAAAAAAGATCTGCCTCGGTTTCCGACGTTTCAATGCTTTCGAGAAGCTTTTGACCTGTAGCAACCAGACACTGGCCGCGAAAGTTTGTTCGTTTCGAGTATACGAACAGCTATCGAACGTAATTTAAACTTCACACGCGGCCGATTTGATAAGCTGATTTTCAGCAGAAAGCGCTTAAAATGACACAGCAGACGGATTCGGAAGACGTTGTTAGGTGGCCAGATGACACTTGGTGCTACCGCAACGAGCTGAGCTACTTCGGCTACATGTCAGACGACTACGAGGTGCTGTACTTTGATACAGCAGCATGGCGCGAGTTTATGGGTCTCCAAGGCTATGAAGATAACTGACTTCTACCCCGTACTGATGCGAGAAGCTTGTCTGTCAAAGGACCCACGCCGGAAAGTCTGTGCCGCTGCCTTTGACAAGCACTTAAATAGGCTGGCGTCGGGCTGGAATGGGTTACCGCGTAAAATGCTAGACTTGCCGGAGCGCTATAATAAGCCTCTAAAAGACTTTTACGTGGTGCACGCTGAGATTAATTTGATAGCCAGTGCTGCCAGGCTAGGCATAAGTCTTCAGAACAGCTCGGTGCTTATTACGGAGCTCCACCCGTGTGCTGGCTGTGCAGGAGCGCTTGCACAAGCAGGCGTTTTGGAGGTTTACTATCCAACAAGGCCTGGGTCTGGCAGGACGGTGAAACAAGACTGGCTAGACAACTTTGAGCATGCTCAAACTATTTTTCGTGAAACAGGAGTACAGCTATGTCCATTTTGATGGTCCAAGAGTTTGCTGAAAAGTTTGATCTTCCGGCAGAAGACAAGCCGCAGTTTGCTTGTGATGCTGACATCAAGTTCAGAATTGATAGGCTTTACGAGGAAGTGGGTGAGGCCCATGACGCGCATGCTCTTAACGATCTTGTGGGTTTCTTCGATGCTCTGCTGGATCTGGCATATGTGACTTACGGCACTGCGTTGCGGGTGGGCATCACTCCGGAGCAGTGGGAGCGCGGCTTTGCGGCAGTGCACAAGGCTAACATGGCAAAGATCAAAGTCACTGACGTGGATGACTCCCGTTTCAAGAATACTAATGACATCATTAAGCCGAAGGGCTGGGTCGGTCCTGAGCAGGAGCTTCGTAAAATTATTTACGGCTAGGGCTGTACGTAGAGCACACACTGTTATATAATTACTTTGTGTGCCGCTGACATAGCTCAGTTGGTAGAGCGCCTGACTTGTAATCAGGAGGTCGCGGGTTCGAAGCCTGCTGTCAGCACCAACATCGAAGCCTATTGCCGCTAGGGGTTCCTGGTGGAGCGCACAGTAGGCTTCGATGTTGGTGAATGCTCAGCACAAACCTTGACGAAGGGAGGCGCTGTGTGCCGTGGCAGAGTGGATATGCTTACCCGTAAAGGGGAGACGCTGGTTTCGACACCAGCCGGCCACCAACAAACTCTCAGGCTCGCCCGTGGCTACGGTAAAGGTAGGCCGGAACTTCCTACCCCAATTGAACGGGCTGACGTGCCGCCGAAAGGTGCGGCGTAGGTGGCAAGATGGTGTTGCCCGTGTGATCCACGAAACGGATTGCCAACATCGAAGCCTATTGCCGCTAGGGGTTCCTGGTGGAGCGCACAGTAGGCTTCGATGTTGGTGTTAGCACCAGCAAGGGCGGCATAAGCATTGTCCTTCATAGCCGTAGCTCCATCGGCGTGTGGCCCGCACACGACCTCCTGGCTTAGCAAGCCTCTAATGGGTGCAGCTCGTAACCCGGACCGCGTGAGTGTCCGGGATTTAAAGGAGCTTATCATGGTATACTGGGTTCTTGGTGTTTTGTTTGCAGTATGGCTATTTTTTCGTATTGTGGCGCATTTAGTTATGTGGCCAGACAAGCTTTCCCAGTGCCAGTCTTTGCGGGAATATCTCTACTCGGCAGTGGCCGTAGTAGTGGTTGGCGTTATGCTCAACGTGATAACTTGGCTGTCGGGCGGACAATGAACAATAGGCTTTGTACACGAGCTTATTGTTCTGTGGCTGTGCCACGTTACTGGAGAAACCTTTGAGTACCGAAGCTCCAACTGAAAAACTTGGAGAGCTTATTGACAAGCTCTATCAAAAGCGGACCGAGCGCCTGGCGCTTAGCAAGCAAGTAGACGCGTTTAAGGCTGAAGAGTCTGACCTGCGTCGTCTCATTATTCAGCGCTTGCAGGACGTTGGTCTGGATTCTGGACGTGGCTCGTTGGCCACCGCCTCGATTACTACCGACGACCAGGCAAGCGTTAAAGACTGGGAGGCTTTTGAAAACTACATTCTTGAGCACAAGAGTTTTGACCTACTACAGCGGCGAGTCAGCATCACAGCTGTTCGAGCCCGCTGGGAGAATAGCGAAGTAGTCCCCGGAGTTGAAAAAGTCACGCTCAGTGACTTGTCCCTTACCAAAGCATCTAAAGGATTGAAAAATGTCTGAACAGACTATTGACGCAAATGAAGAGCAGTCCACCACCGCAGTTGTGAACTGGGAAGAAAAGCTGGCCGGCTATGCCCAAGAAGCAGCAAAAGACGAGGCTATTGCCGGCACCTGGCTCAGCGTAAAGGCAGGGCGTCTTGCCATTGATAAAACGCCCGTTGCAGGTAACACTCTGGACTGCATTGTCATTGCCAACGCATACGAAAATGCTTGGTACGAAGGCAAGTTTGACACCAATAACCCCAAGCCTCCGAGCTGCTACGCTATCAACGTAGTAGAGGACGCTATGGCCCCGCACGAGAAGGCAGCAAAGCCGCAAGCCACATCCTGCGCCGAGTGCCCGAAAAACGAGTGGGGTTCTGCAGCAGAGGGCAAAGGCAAGGCCTGCAAGAATATTCGCCGGCTTGCTCTGCTCCCGCAAGACGCCGTGGCTGACCCTGAAAAAATCAAGGCCGCCGAAGTAGTCTATCTCAAGCTGCCGGTCCTCAGCGTTAAGAACTGGTCGCTGTACGTGAACAACGTGGCGGCAGAGTTCAAGCGCCCGCCGTTTGCGGTCGTCACGCAGATCAGCACCGTGCCTGACACCAAAGCGCAGTTCAAGGTAACCTTCAAAACCGGCTACAAGGTTAACGATGCTGCTTTGATCGAGGCGCTGGTTGCAAGGCACGCCCGCGAGTCTGAGACTATTGACTTCCCGTACCAAGCAGAGGCGGCCAAGCCGGAAACTGAAGAGACCGACAAGTTTTAATTATGACCGCCACCACTGCTGAAGTTTGTGGTGGCGGTCAAGTTGATTCTGGCTTGACTGACCGCCAAAAATCGCTGCTCTCAGACCTTCGTTCGTGGGCTACACTGCACCAAATTATCACAGGCATTGACTCAGAAGACGAGCTAGTCTGGATGATGCGGGCAGAGCAAGCTGGCCAAAATCGTATCCGTGTCCTTGAGCGTATCCACTCAAGGTACTGCGTTCTTCGCCGGGAGCGGGAGCGTAGAGAGCTTTCTGAAGGCAAACTACCGGTATAGGCCTTATATGACGCTAGTAGCGTACGACTTTGAAACCGAAGAAATCAAAGACTACCCGCAATACCCACCGAAGCCGGTGGGTATTTCAATCTACGAAAAAGGAGGCACCCCGCACTACTACGCTTGGGGGCACCCCACTGGCAACAACTGCACCGAGGACGAGGCTATTCAAGCAATCAGCAAGTACTGGCACAGCGCCGAGTACGAGCTTGTTGCCTGGAACAGCCCTTTTGACCGTCTGATCTGTCATGTCCACTGGGGACTTCCGCTAAGCTCTGCCGCCAAGCAACATGACGGGCTTGTGCTAGCTTTTCTTCTTGATCCGCACGCCAGAGAGCTTGGCCTTAAGCCGGTAGCTGAAAAAGAGCTCGGCCTTCCGCCGGAAGAGCGCGACGCGGTGAAAGACTGGCTTGTGTCCAACGGTGTTTGCAAGGACAGCAAGCGGGCCTGGGGAGCGCACATTAGCAAAGCGCCGGGTGACTTAGTTGGCAAGTATGCTGACGGCGACACGCTCCGCACGCTGCAGTTGTTTGAGCTCCAGTACAAGAAAGTCGTGGACTCAGGCATGCTAAGAGCTTACGAGCGTGAAATGGCTCTGCAGCCTATCATGCTTGCGGCCTCAATTGAGGGCATTCCGGTAAGCGCTGAGAATCTCAAGCGCGACATTGACATGTACACTAAGGCTCTGGAGCAAGTTGACACTCGAATCTTTGAGCTGTGCGGCGTAGGGCCGTTTAACATCAACTCTGCCGCACAGCTTGCAGACGCCATTGACCGTGTTGTGCCGGGTATTGTATGGCCCTTGACAAAGACGGGCCGCCGTTCTACGTCCAAAGCTACGATGGAGCACGTGCTCGGCTCGCTACAGGGCGAGCTGCTAGCCTTGCTGCAATACCGGGCCTCAGTGAACACCTGCGTTAACACGTTCATGAAAGAGTGGCTCCGTCAAGCTACGCACCCTGAAGGTGACGGTAAGATTCACTGCCTGTGGCATACCACGCGTTCTGACGACGGAGGAGCACGTACCGGGCGGCTGAGCTCTAACCCGTCGTTCATGAACATCCCTACGCTTAAGTCTGCCAAGTTTGCCAAGTGCATTGAACTGTGGGAAGAGCACTTAAAAGATCTTGGGATCCCCGGGCTGCCAAACGTTCGGTACTACATTGACACATGTAATAATGACGAGCTGGTGGCGGCTCTAGACTTCTCATCACAGGAGTTGAGAGTCCTAGCCCACTACGAAGACGGTCCGCTACTTGCCGCCTTTAGACAAAATCCAGAACTAGATCTACACCAATGGGCCTGTGACAAGATCAAAGAGCTGACTGGCATTGTCATTACCCGTAAACAGGCTAAGACCGTGGCGTTTAGTATTTTGTATGGCAGCGGCCTGGCAAAGCTAGCGGAGGGCCTGCATACAGACCAAGATGCTGCCCGCATCATCAAAGACGCGTATCTGGATGCCATTCCTGGTATCGCGCAGCTCAGCACTCAGCTCAAAGCACGGGCTAAGCAGGGCCGACCTATTCGTACTTGGGGCGGCAGGCAATACTATGTTGAGCCTCCGCGCTTTGACCCGGAAGTTGGCAGATGGCGGTCTTTTGAGTACAAGATGTTGAACTACCTGATTCAAGGCAGCTCAGCTGACATTTCCAAAGATGCCATTATTGAGTACGACGCAAAAAAGCAGCATGGCACCTTCCTGCTAATGGTGCATGACGAGCTTGTAATAAAGGTGCATAAAGATCACCTTGCTACAGAGGTGAAGATTTTAAAAGAGTGTATGGAGTCTGTACCTTTGGACTGTCCCCTAACTAGCGAGTCAGCTGTTGGGCGTAATTACCATGAACTGGAGTCATACAATGTCTGAAAAGATCACCGCCTGGAGCTTCTCCCGATACAACCTTTACCAGCAATGCCCCGGTAAGGCCAAGCTGATGTACATTGACAAGCTCAAAGAGCCCACCTCAGATGCCATGCTCAACGGCACTAAGAAGCACAAAGAACTGGAAGACTGGCTTAAAGGCTACGCGCCGCTGCCTAGCTGGATGCACCCAAATCTGATGGAGTTCTGCACTCGGCTCTTGACGCTTAAGCCCGCGGCTGAGCTTGAGGTGGCCTTTAACAAAGACTGGCAGCCGGTAGACTGGTTTGCTAAAGATGCCTGGGCCCGCATTAAGATTGACGCTCTGGCGCGTACTGGTACGCACGTTGAGATTCTGGACTGGAAGGGTCTTGCGCTCGATACGCTGCTGCCTACGCCCTGCGGCTTTAAGACCATGGCAGACATTGAGGTTGGTGACTCAGTATTTGACATGTATGGCAAGCCTTGCTTGGTTACACATAAGTCGCAAATTAAGCAGTTGCCCATGTATGAGCTCCAGTTTAAAGACGGTGCTAAAGTCACTTGTGATGAAGAGCACTTGTGGCAAATGTATGAAGGCGGAGTGCTGGATACTCTCAGTCTTAAAACTGGCATGGCTATTCCGCTACAAAAGCCGGTAGAACTGCCAGAGGCTGACCTGCCCATTCATCCGTATGTGCTTGGCTACTGGCTCGGTAACGGTCGCAAGCGTGATGGCTCTCTTTGTGCTCCCAACACAGAAATTCTTGACTATATTTCCGCTCTGGGCTACGAAATGGGCAAGAATATTGGGGGTAAGCGGGAAAAAGACATTGAAGTACGCACGGTTCATGGCCTGCGCGGTGATCTGAGCAGCCTGGGTCTTCTGGACAACAAACACATCCCTGAAATATATCTTCAAGGCTCTGTAGCACAGCGTTTGAGCTTGCTTCAAGGCTTGATGGACAGCGATGGGCATGCAAACAATTATCGAGAGGAGGCGGTGTTCAGCAATACCAACCGACGCCTTCTTGCTGAGTTCCGAGTGCTGCTCTCTTCGCTTGGCATACGCTTCCGCTCCAATACCGGCATGACTAAGGGCTTCGGGCTTACCATTAAAGCAACCCAAATTGCATTTAAGATGCCGGTGGGCATGCGTGCATTTGCTGCGGGGCCCAAAGCTGCTAGGGAGCTTACTTGGACTAAATTCTCTCAAGACTTCCGTACCATCAAAGCCATTACGCCTCTTGGCATTGGCCAGTCTCAGTGTATTGGCGTAGACTCGCCCACCAAAACCTATTTGTGCACCAATAGGTTCCTGGTGACTCATAACACAGGGAAGGTTCGGGAAGGCACCTACGATGAGCAGCTGGAGCTCTACGCGCTGACTGCAATGCTCATGTTCCCCAGTGCCGAGACATTCAATACTACTTTGGTATTTGTTGACCACGGCAAAACCATTCAAGGCGACCAGTTTGTCAAAGCCGACAAGGACATGCTGCTGAAGCGCTGGATGAGCCGAGTGGACATTATGCTTAACGACACTGAATTCCGCTACACGCCCAACCAGTACTGCCGCAATTGCTGGTTCCGCCGGGCTAATGGGACGAATACTTGTGATGCAGCCTAAACTTGTAGTCGGTGACCGCGCCGAAAAAGTAGGCGGCTCGTTCCAAGCACGTGGCACTATTGTTGCTCAGTTCTACACTCTTGATAAGCAAGAGCGCTACGTTTTTGAGTTTGACAATCCGGCTGGAATGCTGCATATTTACGGCCCAAGCCAACTTGAAAAAGCCAAGTTGATTTCAGACCTTACCAAGTAAAGGAGCTAAACATGCGAATCAATGTATACAGTCAAGAGCTAACCAATGAAGTGCTGCTGGTGTCTAAGCCCAGCAACACTGGCGTGACTTACCATGCCGCTCAGCTTATTCTGCACTCGTCAGATAGACTGCACTGTCCCCCGCAGGACGACGACCGCAGCGCGGTTACTTTTTGGATGCCCAAGTCGCCAGAACGCCGTGAAGAAATGGCTCTAGCATTTGAGCAACTTGCCAAGCTTTTCCGTACTGCGCCTGCTGAAACAGGCCTTGACTAAGCTGCTTAACGCTTAACAGGAGGGCCCTCTACGGAGGGCTTGGTACTATGCAGAAAACACTTGCAGACCTTGTGCCTAAGACCGAAGCGGAGGAGGAAGCCACTTTTGTCCGCAAGGCTCGCGCTAAAGGCTTTCTTTGCCGCAAGTTGAATGGCGAGGGCTTTCGCGGTTGGCCTGACCAAATGTCAGTCTCTCCGCTAGGCAGCATTAAGTTCATTGAATTCAAGCGGCCAGGCAAATACAAAGATCCTAATGATGGCCTCAGCGCTAACCAGGCAGAGACCATTGCTAAGCTGCGAGACCATGGGTGCGAAGTGCTGGTGACAGACTCCGCCAACGAGGCTTTGAAGTTCATAGGCGCGGCATGACCACAACCTTCATACCCAAGCGCTACGTTCCTCACGTATACCAGGAACTGGGCATAAAGCTCCTAGTGTCGCCAAAGGGCGGAGGGCTCTTTCTGCGGCCTGGCATGGGCAAGACGTCAATTATGCTTGCGGCCTTCAAAATTCTAAAGAAGCTAGGCTTAGTGCGTAATATGCTCGTAGTTGCGCCACTGCGGGTAGCGCAACTGACTTGGCCGGCTGAGATTGAAGAGTGGGTCGACTTTAACGAGCTCACCTACACTGTGCTGCACGGCCCTAAGCGCTTGGACCGTATGCGGGAGCAAAAAGACGTCTATATCACAAACTTTGACGGGCTGGACTGGCTTGTGCCTGAGATTTACAACTCCAATACGCCGCTCTTTGACGTTTTGGTTGTCGACGAGTCCTCCAGAATGCGCAACACCGAGAGCAAGCGCTATAAAGCCTTGAAAAAGGTGCTGGCAAAATTCAAACGCCGATACATCCTTACAGGCTCCCCGCAGCCACGCTCGCTGCTTAACTTGTTCGGGCAAATTTTTATTGTTGACAGAGGCGCAACGTTCGGGCCGTATATAACACACTTCCGGAACAAGTACTTTCACACAAAGCCCGGAGACAACTACGAATACTACCCAAACAAGGGCGCCGACCTGGAAATATACGACGCCCTTAAGGAGCGCATCTTCCATTTGTCGGACGAAGACTACTTGACGCTTCCAAAGCTTTTTGAGGTGGATGTGACAGTAGAGCTTTCGCCGGAGGTGCGCGCCAAGTACCGACTAATGGAGCGTGATTTCTTCATACAGGTTGAGCAGGGTTTAGTACTGGCAGCCAACGCGGCAGTGGCTTCCGGTAAGCTGCGCCAAATTTGCAATGGGGCGGTGTACACGGACGCGGATGGGCAGTTCGAGACTGTTCATGACGAAAAGCTAGAAGCTTTTAAAGATCTGATTAGTGAGCTTAACGGTGAGCCTGCACTGGTTGTGTACCAGTTTGAGAGTGACTATTTGCGCATGAACAAAGAGGTACCTGGCATTAAGTTTACCGGTGCTAAAAACCCGGAGGCTATCAAAGCCCAGTGGGACGCAGGGGAGCTGCAGGTGTTGTACATCCACCCGCAGTCTGCAGGCTTTGGGCTGAATATGCAAAAGGGCGGCTTTAACATGATCTGGTTTGGCCTTACGTTTGACTACGAGCTGTACGCTCAGACTATAAAGCGCCTTCACAGGCAGGGCCAGGAACGTGCAGTGTATGTCTACCGTCTACTTGTTAAGAACTCAATTGAAGACAAGCTCATAGCCAAAGTACTGAGGGAGCGTGAGGCTAGCCAAAATAAGCTGTTTTCTGTACTTCGGGACTACTGGGAGGAAGTTAAAACAATACAGAGCGCCTCCGGAGCAAATTCTGCGTTATAATTTCTTTATTGAATAACTGATCGGAGCAGCAATGCGAGTTCTACTGAGCAGGCACGGCAAGGCGTGCCTGGAAATTGGGGGAAACGCGGTTATCAAGTTCCTGACTGTGGGAAGTACATGCCCTATTTTTGACAGCATGCCTCGGTCAGCATTCTTTAAAGAGTACAACACTCTGTCAAAAATGACAGAGCTTGAGGCTTTGATTTCTTTTGTAGGTGTGTCTAAGCGTGCTTTCAAGCACAATCCCGAAGTCTGTAACTTTCTCAGGAGTCAAATCACTGGGCAGCAGTCCTGCCCAGTCGGCCAGAAGATGCGTCAGGACGGCGTACTGAGCAACATCTGTCGGCACGCCGAGGCACATGTCTGCTGAGCGTTGAGTAACATGACAATTGAGCTGCTTGCCGTCAGAGTTGAATATGGCCATTACGGTGCACGGCGGTAGGCAGCTCTCAGCGCCGGGGTGCCACGCTGCCAGTACGTGGCGGCGAGACAACGGATCAGCTCGCAGCTCGCGCAACAGCGTCGACAGCTGATCACGCGTCGAATTGAGGCCGGATAGGTCTCCGTCGGCCGCTTTAAAACAGCGCCACAGCGAGCCGACGTACTGTCCGATTGACTGCTCTTCTTGGGGCTTTCCACTATTACGCGCCCAGGCGGCCGCATTGCTGTCCCAGTAGTTGCAGCCCAGCGCCTTGTACTCAGCGAGAGCTTCAGCGCCGTGAATGAAGCACGCCAGTTCGGCCAGAATGCCTTTCAGGTGCATCTTCCGGCCAGTAAGCAGCGGAAAACCGCCCTGCAGCCGAATCTTTAGAGTTTCGCCAAACAAGTACCGGGTACCGCCGTTGCGCCCAGTTTTTGACGCTCCGTGGCTGAGAATTTTTTTCAAGAGGCTGCGGTAGTTTTGCTCGTAAAAGTTCATGCCGAGGCCTTTACAGCTGCGCCGTTCACCTGGAACTTGGTAGTCTTACAGTCAGTGGCCAGAGGCTGCTTGGCGGTGTAATCAAGGGCAAGCTGAGTGTAGCCAATGATGTCCCGGTAGTGGTCAACAAAGTTAGGATCACCGGCAACAATACGAGCAAGCTTGCCCGCAACAGCTTCAAGCGCCTCACGCTGAACTGCGTCCATTGTTTCCCAGTTTGTGCCAGCCGAAAGAGCGTGCTTAAGCCGCTGAGAAATCACGGCGTAATGCTCAAAGTCTCCGTGCGTAGCACTACGTTCTTGGAGCACCGAAGCGGGGCGCGCAGCATAGTGCTTTTGCTGCTCCGCTGCTATTTTGTTACGAAGCAGCTCGCTAAGACTGTGCTCTTCGGGGGACTGCTGTTGAAAGTGTTCCATTACATTCTCCTGTATAACTATTTTACTTGGCAGAAAGAAAAGAGGACTCGAGTCCTCTTTTCTAGCCGGAAGGCGCTTAGTCAGCAACCGCCTCGGCGTCCTGTTCTTCGGCCTCAACTTCGGCCGGCGCCTTCTTGGCTTTACGAACCGGCTTCGGCAGCAGGCCGTCCTGGCGCAGCTTGTTGCGGTACCAGGCCATGGTGGCTACAGTAGGGTTGGCTTCTGCGATTTCAGACTTGATGATTTCGATGATCTCTTGGTTGGTCTTGCCTTCCAGGATCAGCTCCATGGCACGCTTGCCAATACCCTTGCCGCGGGTCTTCTTTTCAGCAGGGACCACAGCCACTTCGTTGCCGTTATCGTCGAGCTTAACTTCAGACATGATATTTCCACCTTCTCGTTTAAGTTGAGTAGCAGTCGGGGCGACTACCAGATTGTCCAGCTTTTCAATAGCCCGAATTGCCTCGGACTTGGAGCTGAATGCTTTACGCTCTTGCCTGTTCAGCGCGCGTGCAAGCTTATTATACACAAAAAGCAGCTCGTCAGCCGTCATTTCAGAAAAATTTTGACCCATGATTTGACTCCTGAGAAAGTTACAGACTTCGGGATTGTGCTTGAAAGCACGCTTAGACACGCCTACAAAAGAGAGCAGAGCCTCAAGCTCTGTCAGTTTTGACAAAGTGTTGTATTCTTTGAAGAATGCTGACCGGGGCATGCTGTCAAAAATAGGGCACATGCTACTCACAGTCAGGAACTTGATAACTGCATTGCCACCAATTTCCAGGCACACTTTGCCATGCCTACTCAGTAGAACTCGCATTGCTGCTCCGATCAGTTATTCAATAAAGAAATTATAACGCAGAATTTGCTCCGGAGGCGCTCTGTGTTGTTTTAATTTCCTCCCAGTAGTCACGCAGGACCGAGAACAGCTTGTTCTGACTGGCTTCGCGCTCTCTAAGCACTTTGGCTATGAGCTTGTCCTCAATTGAGTTCTTAACAAGCAGCCGGTAGACATACACTGCGCGGTCCTGCCCCTGTCTGTGGAGACGCTTTATGGTCTGTGCGTATAGCTCATAGTCAAATGTAAGACCAAACCAGATCATGTTGAAGCCGCCCTTCTGCATATTCAGGCCAAAGCCCGCAGACTGGGGATGAATATACAGCACCGGCAGCTCTCCGGCGTCCCACTGTGCTTTGATGTACTCGGGGTTCTTAGCGCCAGTAAACTTAATACCAGGCACTTCCTTGTTCATACGCAGGTAGTCGCTCTCAAACTGGTACACAACCAGAGCAGGCTCGCCGTTAAGCTCGCTAATCAAGTCCTTAAACGCTTCCAGCTTCTCGTCATGAACAGTCTCGTACCGTCCGTCCGCGTCCGTGTACACTGCCCCGTTGCAGATCTGGCGCAGCTTACCGGAGGCCACTGCCGCGTTGGCCGCCAGTATTAAGCCCTGTTCAACCTGGATAAAGAAGTCACGCTCCATCAACCGGTACTTGGCGCGCACCTCCGGCGAAAGCTCTACTGTCACATCCACCTCAAAAAGTTTCGGAAGAGTCAAGTAGTCTTCGTCCGACAAATGGAAGATGCGCTCTTTGAGGGCGTCGTATATTTCCAAGTCGGCGCCCTTGTTTGGGTAGTACTCGTAGTTGTCTCCGGGCTTTGTGTGAAAGTACTTGTTCCGGAAGTGTGTTATATACGGCCCGAACGTAGCGCCTCGGTCAACGATAAAAACTTGCCCGAACAAGTTAAGTAGAGAGCGCGGCTGCGGAGAGCCTGTAAGAATGTACCGGCGTTTGAACTTTGCCAGCACTTTCTTCAAAGCTTTGTAGCGTTTGCTGTCTGTATTGCGCATGCGAGAAGACTCGTCAACAACCAGGACGTCAAAGAGCGGCGTATTGGAGTTGTAAATTTCGGGTACAAGCCAGTCTAGCCCATCAAAGTTTGTAATATAGACGTCCTTGCGTTCCCGCATGCGGTCTAAGCGCTTAGGGCCGTGCAGCACGGTGTAAGTAAGCTCATTGAAGTCTAGCCACTCCTCAATCTCAGCCGGCCAGGTCAACTGAGCAACACGCAGCGGAGCTACCACAAGCATGTTGCGTACTAAGCCCATCTTCTTTAGAATTTTGAAGGCGGCGAGCATTATGGACGTCTTGCCCATGCCGGGCCTGAGAAAGAGTCCGCCGCCTTTCGGGGACACCAGGAGCTTTACGCCCAGCTCTTGGTATACGTGAGGCGCGTAGCGCTTAGGCATGAAGGTTGTAGTCATGCCGCGCCTATGAACTTCAGAGCCTCGTTGGCGGAGTCTGTCACCAATACTTCGCACTCATTGGCGCGGAGCTTAGCAATGGTTTCTGCCTGGTTGGCGCTGAGGCCATCATTAGGGTCTCTGTACTTACCTGGCCGCTTGAATTCAATGAACTTAATGCTGCCTAGCGGAGAGACTGTCATTTGGTCAGGCCAGCCGCGAAAGCCCTCGCCATTCAACTTGCGGCAAAGGTAGCCCTTAGCGCGGGCCTTGCGGACAAAAGTGGCTTCCTCCTCCGCTTCGGTCTTAGGTACCAGGTCTGCAAGTGTTTTCTGCATAGTACTAAGCCCTCCGTAGAGGGCCCTCCTGTTAAGCGTCGAGCCGCTTAGGCTGCGTCGCAGGTGTTAGTGCCGTTGGCCCGGCGGAACCAGCAGTTGCGGCAGTACTGGTTTGGCGTGTAGCGGAACTCAGTGTCGTTGAGCATGATGTCTACACGGTCCATCCATCGCTTCAGCAGCATATCCTTGTCCGCCTTGACATACTGGTCACCTTGAATAGTTTTGCCGTGGTCCACAAACACCAGAGTGGTATTAAAGGTCTCGGCGTTAGGGAACATAAGCATCGCGGTCAGCGCATAGAGCTCCAGCTGCTCGTCGTAGGTGCCCTCCCGAACCTTCCCTGTTTTCCAATCTAGAATCTCGACGTGCGTACCAGTACGCGATAAGGCGTCAATTTTGATACGGGCCCAGGCATCTTTGGAGAACCAGTCAACCGGCTGCCAGTTCTTGTTGAAGGCTACCTCCAACTCAGCTGCAGGCTTAAGCGCCAAGAGCCGGGTGCAGAACTCCATCAAGCTCGGGTGCATCCAGTTAGGCAGCGGGGCGTAGCCTTTAAGCCAGTCCTCCAGCTCTTTGTGTTTCTTGGTGCCATTAAGCATGGCATCTGAGGTGGGCTCTTTGAGCTTGTCAATGTACATCAATTTTGCCTTACCGGGGCATTGCTGGTAAAGGTTGTATCGGGAGAAGCTCCAGGCGGTGATCTTTTCAGTCATTATATAGCTCCAGTTCGTGGTAATTACGACCAACTTCGCCCTCGCTAGTTAGAGGGCAGTCTAGCGGCACAGACTCCATGCACTCCTTCAAAATCTGCATTTCGGAGGCAAGGTGGTCTTTATGCACCTTTATTACAAGCTCGTCGTGCACCATTAGCAGAAAGGTGCCGTGTTGCTTCTTTGCGTCGTACTCAATAATGGCATCTTTAGAGATGTCAGCCGAGCTGCCTTGAATCAGGTAGTTCAGCATCTTGTACTCAAAAGACCGCCACCGACCCTCTTCAGGATCAAAGCGCGGAGGCTCAACATAGTATTGCCTGCCGCCCCAGGTGCGGATAGGCCGGCCCTGCTTAGCCCGTGCTTTGAGCTGAGTGCTGAGCTGCGCAATACCTGGAATAGCAGCCAAGTATGCGTCCTTGATAATCCGGGCAGTATCCTGATCTGTATGTAGGCCTTCCGCCAATTTTGCCAGCCCGCTGCCGTACAGGATGCTGAAAGCCACGGTCTTAGCCTGCTTGCGTGTAATGACAAGGCCTGTAAGCTCTTTGATCTTATCGCAAGCCCACTGGTGCAAGTCCAGACCGGGGTCAGCTTTAAAAGCCTGCAGCAAAGGGCCGTCCTCGTAGTGGGCAAGGACTCTAAGCTCCTGCGAGCAGTTACCAGTTACAAAAGTACCACCGCCCCGTCTGCACACCAAAGTACCGTGCGGCATCTCAAAACAAACAACTCGGCCGCTGTAGGCTACTGAGGTTTTAGACTGCGTTTTGGTGTACTTGTATCCACGACCATGAATTGTAACCGACCAAAAGCCTGTTCCGTAGCTTTCGGGCTTAGGCACCCAACGCATAGTTGTGTGTCGGCCTCGAAGCACTGCAAGCTCCTGTATCAGGTCAACGTTACTTCTATGTACCGAGAAGTACTCGCCAACTGCAGTGCCGTCCCAGAAAGTTACCTCTGCCAAAAAGGCTGCAGACAGCTGAAGGACACTGCGTGTAAAGCACTTTTGGTCGTCTACGTACGCGTCAACCCATTCAGGCAGAGTAAAAATGATCCAGGTGAACGGAGATGAGTCGTACGCATACCGATAAAACTTAGTTTTGTACTCAATACCAAGCTCAGAGAGCGCCCACTGAAGACGTTCAATTTTGCGCTGCTTAGAAGCCTTAAACACCACACGCCTAGAGCTTGGGTACTTGAGTTTGCAGTCTGCCTGGTACGCTGCAATCAAAGCCTCTGTGGCCTCCGATAGCTTAGCACCCGGCACGCCGTACCCAGCAGTAGGCACAACGCCGTACGAAGTGCCTACCGGCAGGTCTTCAAGCTTTATCTTGTGGGCTTCAGTCAGCTTTTCCTTAGTTCTTGAGAACAGCATATCATGGTCAGGCGTGGCCAGGATGTCAAAGCTCTTAGCGCCTTGCAGCCTAACCAAGTGTCCGGTATGCTGTTGGTCAATACGCCGTATCGGCGCTTCATAGCCGATTTGGCCCTTGTCCCAATAGGCAACTAAGTCCTGCTCTGCAATATCATCAAAAAGCTTGAATCCATTATTGGTTAGGAACTCAGTGTCAGGCGCCAAACAGAAATCTCGCTTGACTACCAACTCTTCATCATTGCAAGTATCAATGTAGTAACGGACGTTGGGCAGGCCTGGTATGCCGAGGTCTTTCAAGTGCTCTTCCCACAGCTCAATGCACTTGGCAAACTTGGCAGACTTAAGCGTGGGAATGTTCATGAACGACGGGTTAGAGCTCAGCCGCCCGGTGCGTGCCCCTCCGTCGTCAGAACGAGTGGTGTGCCACAGGCAGTGAATCTTACCGTCGCCTTCAGGGTGCGTAGCTTGACGGAGCCACTCTTTCATGAACGTGTTAACGCAGGTGTTCACTGAGGCCCGGTATTGCAGCAAGGCTAGCAGCTCACCCTGCAGCGAGCCGAGCACGTGCTCCATTGTAGCTTTGGACGTAGAACGGCGGCCCGTCTTTGTCAAGGGCCATACAATACCCGGCACAACACGGTCAATGGCGTCTTCAAGCTGTGCGGCTGAGTTGATGTTGAACG